GAAGTGTTACACCATCTAGTTCTTCTACATTAATATTTCCAGCTTGAGCGTCATTAATTAGATTTGAAACAATATAAGCATTCACCTTTTGCAGATCAAGAACAGGAGAAACAAACTTATTAGTTGTTGTTAGTGTTGCTTTAAATCTTAAAGAGCTTCTTTTAACAAGTGGAGAAGCTTGAACAGTAAATTGATTTTCAAAAGATTTAATCAATTTACGTTCTTCAAATTCATACGAAGCATCTGGAACAATAGAAGTTTCAGACGTATATGTTCCTCCAGCATTTTCAGCAACAAATGTATAAGTAATGTTTGTGTCTGGAACAATTACTTGGCCAGATTTTAGATACATTAAATCCATATCTAATTGTCTGGACATAAGAATTCCAGTTCCACCATACTCGCCATTAATTAAGTTAGATAAAGCTCCAACAATAAGGCTTTGCCCTAAAGTATCTGTTGTTTCAATTTCAATAATAAACGAATCTTTATCTAAACCTGTGGCAGTAACAGTATGTTGACCATTAAGAAGAGTATGAGGAATACCATTTACTCCATCAGCTCCATAGATACCTGTGGCAACATTTTGAATTACTACGACATCGTCTTCTTTAAACCCATGATTACGAGCATTAACACGAACTTTATTTGTTCCTGTTGCCATTGTAAATGGATTTTCAAGTAAGTTCATAGTTGGAGGAACAGTTGTTTTAAGATCAATTGTTACTGGGTTAGTGCTAAATTCAGCCTGACGAAGAGTAAACTTCATATCAAATAATGGGTTAATTTCAAACTCAATTGAGTTTTGGGACAGATATAGAGATCCAGTAAGCGGCTGAGAAGTAATAATGTTGCCAGTAGCAATATCTGTTTGACCTACTTCTGATACAAAGAATCTGCAACCAGGTTCATCTGTTTTAACAACTAAAGCATAAGTTTCTGTGTTTTGTAAATAAATTGGAGCTTGGAAATTAAACTTAGTCGCTACAGAACCATCCTCAGAAACACTAAGTTCTGAAGGTTGCAATGTTACTTGCGAGAATGGAATAATCTTTGAAGAAGGCATTCCGTTATTAGTAACACGAAGTTCTACAGTAATTGGTCTATTTCCTGCTTCTTGGAAATATAAATCTGCTGAAGTAACTTGAATACCACCGGGGCTTGATACAGTAAACGTTTGAGCTACTGGATCGTGGCCTGTATAATATGAATAAGTTCTACGTGGGGTAGTTGTAACTCTTCTAGTTGTGATATCTTCATAAAGACGATCTTCAACAAAGCGAACATCTCTTGAATTTACAACAGTACGTTCTTTTGTTAATTGCATCCCAGTAGAATAATAAACCGCAGTGCCTTTTGAATCAAAGTCTGCATCGTTATTTGTTCGGTTATCAATTAATTTAAATGTTCTTTCACCGGTACGGAACGCTAGATCATTGTTATTCGGTAAGTAAAATACTCCAACACACGATCCATCAACATCAGTTCTTATTTCATCAGAGGTAGTCTTCATTGTAGGAGCAACAGTAGTATTTGTGCTACCATTAATAGCGTCAATGACAACATTATTTACTGATCCACCCGATGTAGTAATTGCACCAGTAAGAACTTCTCCAACACCAAATCCGTTTTTGATATTTACTAAGTGAATATCTTGAGTTGTTGGAGCAGCTTGTGTGCCAGCTGTAACAGTTCCAGAATATGCTACCACGCCAGAAGCTCTAAGCCTTAATAGCTTACCTCTGTCTCCAGCTGTATAAGCATTTGTGTCATAGGATGAGAAAGAATTAATATTAGAGCCATCAATATTTGCTAAGGTAACGGTAGTTCCAGATATCCCAGTAATTTTAAACTTTCTTAAATTTAATTCTGAAGAAGTATTCAAAGCAAAATTAGAAATAGTCGACTCAGGAATATCAACGTTATCGCCAAACGGGGAAGCTTGAATAGCTCTATTTGCTGCTAAGTTATAAAGAACAACATAGTTACCAACAGCTAGGTTTGTAGTAGAAGCAACTGTTAGATTAAAACTGGATCCAGCAACTGTTAAATGCGTTATAGCGCTAATATTAGTAGCTGTGTGAACTGGGTTTCTAACTACATCACCAATTTGATACGCAGGTTGAACTCTACCGTCGTCAAGTCTTTCATAAGAATCGGCAACAATACCTTGAACTAGTCGAGTTGGATTAAAATCCATAAATGTAGCAGAAGGAGAATTTAATGAAACTCTAAATACATCTGCTGGTTGAACATAATTGCTAACTGGAATAGAGTCAAAGAATGAGAAGAATTTAGTATCTGACTTTAAGTTTTTAGCAACAACAGTAATTGGTCTTGCTCTCATATAAGGAATATATGAAATATCAACTACTCGATCGCCATAATCTTGAGTATTAACAGTAGAAGAAAGATTTGTTGAAAGACCAGAACGAGACTGATTCGTAACTGTTTCTGTAGTTACACCTCCAGTTTCAACAGTAACCCATTGGCGTCTTTGGTTTGGATCACCGGAAATAATATTTGTACCACCACCTGATGTAGTTGTAGAAGACCAGTTTGTTTCCCATTCATTCCATTGTGTTCCCGTAACGCCTAGCTCATCAGCAAGGTATTTAATCGCGTCGTATCCATTATCATCTTGAACTTGTAAATCAGGTCTACGATCAGTATCTTTCCAATTATCGCCTTCTGGGTTTAGAACAATCTCGCCTTTAAAAGCACCAATTTTGTATGGGTTAACATCAATAGATCTTGAAGCATATGGATTCGAAATTACTGGAACTTCAGTATATTCTAGTGAAAGTAAATCACCTTCTCTACGATAGCCCGCAGCTGCGCGTTCAGCTTGTGTTGAAATATCTTCAACAACATCTAAAGCAGAAGTAAAGTGCATGGGCCTAATTTCGCGGGAAATAGGATCAATAGCAATTCTATAATCTGGGTGTCTTACAGCGCCAATTGAGTGACCTGATGCATCATCAGTAATGAATCCATTTTTAAACCTAGGAAGTCCAGTAGTTGCATCGTTGATTTGCAAGTCAGCAGCATCTTTACTCAACTGATCTAGTCCAACGGCTCTTTCTACTTTACTAATTCTTTGCTCAAGATCACCGATATCTTTTGCTTTATATCTGCGATTTTTAGCTAAAGTAAGAGTTACGTCTTCTGCCTTTAAGGTATATGGAGGAACTAGTGTATCTCCTAAAAGCATTTCTTCTTGAGGGTGAGGAGGCAGCTTAGGATCAAGTGAAGGAATACCTTGAATGACTCTAAATGTTCCTTCAGAGTTAATTGTAATTTTATCTCGGCGCGCCAAATAGTATGAGTAAGACGATGTCATGTCTGTACCCATTTTAGGAAGTTCATTATAAACAGTATTTGTTCCAGAGATAATTGGTCTAAAATCTACTACGTCAGATAGTCTTACTTTTGATCCATTTGTGAATTCTGCTTCTGGAATATCTTCATAGCTAATTCCATCGCTAGGACTTTCTGGTTTTACATAAGAATCAACAGAGAAATAGTTACCAGTATTGCCGTGATTGAAGTAATCGTAAATGACTCTAATAGCTCCAGAAGGAACTTTTTTATTTCCCTTTAGAACAACCGCACCATTTTTATAAAACGTAGGTCTTTGGCCATTATCGAGATTATAACTATCTAATATGGAAATATAATTAGAAGCATCAAATGTGTTGTAATCTCCTGGAGTTACTCTAATATCTTTTAGCTTGTAAATATCGGCTTTATTTAGTTGAATAGTATTTGCAGTTACTGTTTTCTTACCAGTAAATGTTTCTGCAAAATCTGTTACAAGTGTTTTAGTTCTTTCAGATGCTGCACTGCCATCTTCTTGTTTAATTGTTGTAAGCAAAGAGTATTGTACAGAAGGAGTTAAACCAGAAATTGTAACTGTTTTTCTAGCACCAACTGAGTTAAATTCAATATCTCCAGAATCAATATTTTGAATTGATCCGTCAGAAGTTAAAGCTAAAGTATAGTTAGCTAAATCTTGATCTGATAAAAAAGTTTCACTAGTATTTGTAAGAGTATGAGTCCAACTTCCAGTTCCATCTGTAGTTTCAGTAATGTTTCTGCGAATAAACAGTGTACCATCTAAGTTACCATTGCCATCACGAAGACTTTTGATGTTATCATAGCCTAAGCGGAACATCATTTCGTTATATTCTGCTTCGCTAATTTCTGCTCTAAAGTTTTGAATACGACCATCAAGAGCATCAGTGGTATTATTAGAAATAGTCATTTCAGTTTGTGAAATAATTGCTGATACTTTACCAGCAATTTGACTATCAATAATAATAATATCGCCGACAACAAATTCATCTTGGAAGAGAGAACCAGAACCTACAATTGATGTTGTGCCAGCTCCGCTTGCAAGAGCATCATTTGTGGCAGAACCAGTAACAAACCCTTTGGCAGCTGGAACAATATTTGCTCCACCTGTAGATACTCCTTGAGCAGCTTGGCGAACAACTGACTTTACATCCTTTTCAAAAGATTTTCCAGCAAACATTTTAATATCAAATAAACCAAGTTTAAATTGTGTATCAGCTCCTGCAGAATAATTTGAAGAATAAAGTTCAAAAGCTCGAACTCTAGCTGTACCAATTTTTTGAGCAGAGGAACCACCTAGGTGATTACCTACACCAAAAGTATATTCGTTAAGTAAATCTACAGTTTCAAATGTAGCAATGCTAGGAAGACCTCCTCTGACATTATCAATAATAGTATAGTTTCCAATTGGTGTATTAATTGGATAATCAGCTACTTGAACAACGTGTGCGGCAGTACGAGCTTTATCGGATTCCAAATATGTTGCAACAATTGATTCAACTTCATAGCCGTGAACGTACGCTCTACCCGGATCTACAACAATAGCAAATTTATCAGCGTCTCCGCCATCAGCAACACTATAAACACCCTGATTAGTTCCATCGTTCAAATGCTCGCGTTTTGTAACTTTAAACTTGTTTGTTTCATAATGACCTTCGGCATCATAAGTACGTTTAGCAAACTCATTTTCAATTTGAGAATATTCAGTTTGTTTTACTTTATGCTGAAGAATACCATCTCTTACTCTTAACAATTCAACGAATTGAATAGTATCAGATCCACCAGATTCTTCTGGTAGTTCTGTAAGCTCTAATGTTATCTTATATCTATGAGCACCTGGAGCAGTATAGTTATAAGACCCTTGCGCAGGATCTAATAAAGTGCTATCTTCTTCAGGCGTTTCGATCTTTTCTACAATTTTAAATCCAACTCGCGCTGTTGGGTGCGGATCAAATCGGCCAATGTATAAGTGTAATTCGTCGTTGCGAAGGAACTGCCCGTTGATATAGTAAATACCTGCTTTTACTTCAACACCAAATCCATAGCCAAGAACGTCAGTATTTGCGTTATCTGTATAAGTAGTTGCGCCGACAGGAGATTGCACCGTTACAGTTAAATCACCCGTTTGATTTGCTGAAAGACGATAATTATTTGCTATAGTGTTATCAGTTGCTTTTGCAATTAAGTTTTCTCCAGGAAGAAAGCGCTTAACTTCACCATCTGGACCAGTTGATTCATATTTAAAATATAGAGTAGGAACAGTTCCATCAATAACACAATTACATTCGGACGAATCTACTACAACAGCTGTAACGCCAGATGTTTCGCCAATAATAATTTTATCACTAAATTGTGTAAGATATGTAGTAACTTCAACAGAGTTAAAAGTATCTTCTAATTTAGCAAAGTGTACTTTATTATCAATATTTACAGATCCAGGAATAACTTGTGATCCGTTTTTAAACATGTGATCGCCAAAGCGAGAAACTTGTTGCTGCAGAATAGTCTGAAGTTGTGTTAACTCACGAGCTTGAACCGCTACACCAGGTCTGAATAGAATTCTATAAAAATCCTTCAGCTCACTATAGTCATCATAATATGGATCTGTATTAAAATTAATTGCCATGTTGCACTACTCTGTTTAAGTTAATTCTATAAAAATATTTATAAGTTAAAATCTGATGAATGTTCTAAATACGACCAATTGCTCATCAGATGGTGTAAATGCAGATCTATTATCAATAAATAGAACTTCTCCTGAAAATTTATTCACATCGGGTACAGTAACTGTAGTTACTGTAAAGTTTGAAGATTCATTCGTATTGTAATATACATCACTTGTAGCTGGAATAGACCCATCAACAGATTGAACTAGTACTTTATTAGCTTCTGCTGCAACAACTCTAAGAGTTTTAGCGTTTCCAGATGTATGTATATTTGAATCTAAAGCATAGTTAGCAGCAGTTAAAGTACCTTCTAATAAAAACGCTCCTGATCCTAAAGCTGAATTATATACCTCGACTTCATTATATTTTTCAATATCTTTAATAATACCAAATTGACGATAGTCATTACTAATAATTAATCCTTGGTTTTCTTCATTTTCAAACGCTGCGTAAAAGCTTAATGTATCAGCATGCAACTCGCGAGGAGAGTTAGAGCCGTGGCCGCCAATTGGAGAGATAATTGCTCTTGCCGTTGCTGCCGCCTCGTCCTCACTTGCAATAGTTACGTTAGCATAAGAATATCCTGAACCTCTATTAGTTAGAACTATATCTGTAACTGTTCCATTAGCATCTATAGTTGCTGTAGCAGCTGCCCCAGATCCATCACCACTAATTGTTACCGCAGGAGCCGTAGTGTATCCGGTTGAAGATGAGACTACTGTAATATATGAAATGTCTCTGTCTACTGTTAGCAATTCAACGTTAGCTTGTAAAGTATCCAAATCACCGGGCGAGCTAATAATAAGACTGATATTCGCTCCTTCTCCTTCTGTTACTCCACCTCGCATAACATTGAATTCAGCATTGGTATAACCAGTACCAGCATCGTTAATTACAAGAGCAGTAACTGTGCCGTTTTCAATCACTGGTTCAATATCAGCGCCAGATCCATCACCAGTTACTACACCGTATGCTTCTCCAATTACGTAATCATGACCACCATGAGTGATAGTATAGTCTGCTATTTCACCAGCAGAATAATATTGATTTTTTACTTGCTTAGGAAC